TCAAGCCTGCACATCGCCTCATAGATGGGTTTGGCAAGGCCCCACAGTTGATCTCTTTGGCGCAGGACACAGGCTGGCCGCTGACACCCAAAGTGGCAGGAATGGATGTCATCTTGTTTCATTTGCCTTCTCCCCGGCTTCGTATCCTTGTTTAAACCCATCGTCCCACGCCCGATGCCATGCTTGGCACCACAGTTCGTACCAGCCCCTGCCTATGGGGAAATCAAACGGCGGCTCTTCTTTTGCAAAGTCTTTAACATCCTTGCGTTTGATGAAGGCTTCCCATGCTTTGTCACGGGCCTTGTCATGGATGGGTATGTCGTCGAGTCTCATTCCCACGCCCCCTCATCAAACTCACTTTCATTTGCCATCGCAAACTCCAGAAGTTGTTTAACCACGCTCGGCGTGATCTTCACCACCGCCCCCTCGCCGTCTGTGAATCTAATCCAGTCACCGTAGACCTCAAAGTCTTTTGCGCCGTCAATCTCAGCGCCGTCATCATTAACAATCATTTCTTCACTCCAAATGCTTCGCGGATCAGATCAGCAGAATGCCACGGCTCGGCTTCGTATGCAATATCAGCGCAGCGGTCCGCAACTTGCCACTCCAACTCTCTGAGCAGGTCTTCAACCGTATCACCGTGGCCGGTGGCGTAGCCCTTGGTCATCATCCATGAAGCCACCTTGTTGCGTTCGTCAGCTTGTCCGTTTTTGTAAGCGTTCTCGGCCATCGCGACTGCATCAGATGCAAGCATCCAAAGATCGCCATCAAACATTTTTGCCGGTGTCATGACTGCCCCCTTGCTCGGATGGCGGCTGCAAGATTGGTACACACATTGTGCGCAGCCTCCCTCATTTGGTGAGGGTGAAATTCCCAAATGTTTACTTTTGCTTCATCAATCAACTTCGCACACGCCTCGCGCTCGGCTGCCTGGGCCATGTGGAAGAAGCGTTCAATCTGCGCAAGCTCCTCGATTTCGGAGTCGCACAAAGCACCTTCCTTGCCGCCGTACAACTGCAGAATTACAGCACTGCGCAGACCCACCTCACGCGCCATGCGGATGATGTCTTCTTTCATTCTTGTCCCCTTGCTCGGATGGCTTTGGCTTCCATGTCACGCACCGCATCCATCAGATTGTCTGCGCCGGTCTTACGGGATTCAATCAGCGCCGCACACGCCTCTCGCTCGTCATCAATTAGCTTTTGTATCCTGTCCCCATACATCGCCACCACAATCGCTGGCAAGCCTATCACCATAGCCCGCTCGTACAGCTTGATGCGCTCCGGGGTCAGAGTCACTTCAACGTCATGGTCGTTCATTTCTTCTCCCTTGCCTTGAGCATGGCATCTGCTTGTTCGTATGCGGCCCAAGCCGTTTCTTCAAAGTCCATGTATTGTCGCCAAGCAGGGTCTGACAGAAACCCCTGGATTGCCTTGGCGGCAAAGTAGTCCCTGAGCGTCATGCCTTCTGCATATCCCGTAGCCTCCGGCACTACGGCTTTGTAGTTCTTGGTTGGAAACGCTGGCCCACCTGTGTCTTTAGTCATGTGTTCTTCTCCTTCAAATAAAACTCCATCGCAATGCGGTATGGGTTAAGCATTGGAAGCGGTCGGTCGTTGAAGAAATAGTATGTCGGCTTGCTCTCGTCTACGCTGGTAACAACCATCCCATCAACAACGTGGTGATACCTTGTTTCTTCAACCCGAATGGTGTAACCCTCAAGCCGCGCCACAGCCAACTTCAACTCAAGGCTGCCAATCGGCACATAGTTCTTGATGGTGTCGTCTTCCCCAATCAGTTCAGTCATGTGTTCTTCTCCTTTATGCCGTGCGCGGCTTCAACTACAAACGAAAAATCCCAAGCGAATAGACGTCCATCATCTTTTTTGCTCAACCACTCATGCCAAGCCTTGTTCATAAGGTCTTGGCGCTGCTCATCCGTCAGCGGCTTGCGCTTGGTCGGTAAGTCATGCTCGCGGGGGACATAGACCAACTTGTCAGGGTCCGTTGGGTGCGGTTTAAGCGGCATGGTCTTTCTCCCTTGGTTTATTCGCCAACTGGCGTAAAGAAGCCATAGTGCGATGACGCTCATCTTCGGTCAGGTGTCCACCCGTCCCGGTTCCCAAACGATCGCGCATGTCACGAAAAAACTGATCTGTTGCTTCGTGGCGGTTACTCACAATGATGAACCTGTAAATGCCGTAACTGATGCCAAGGAATACGGCCACAAAGGACAGGCTTGTAACGACAGATGCACCAAACTGTAGCCACAGGTACAGTGTAGCCAAGCTGCCTGCTTCGTGGCCCACACCTTGCAGCGCGTCAAGTATCAACTTCAGCTTTTCAATTTCCATTGTTCTTCTCCTTGATGTTGTGCGCCAGCTTCATTGCTTCGATGCTCATACTTTCACCCCAAAGATTTTGTGCAGCTCATCGTAGAGCGAGCGGGCCTGCTTGATGGGCAGCGTCGAGAGAATGTACTCGACATCGTTGGAGATGACCACAGGGGATGCCGTAGTGACTGGGGCAGCAACGGGCTGCAGCGCGGCAATGCCTTCGCTCTTGGGCTCGGGTGTGGCGACCTTCTTGGCCACGGGCTTTTTGGCCACGGGCTTTTTGGTCTTCGCCTGCTTGTGCGCCTGCTTGATCGGCGCATACTCTTTGGCCGTTGCGTGGTACGTACCGTCTGCCAGCCGTGCGAGCTGGCCTGCGCGGCGAAGCTGGCTGATGAGGGCGGTCACCGAAGATTCCTTATACCCTTTGTCTGTGAGCTTGCGCTTGATATCGTTGTGGAACAGTCCTGGGTTGTCGCGCACGAAGTCGAAGGTGGCGCGGGATACGTTGTTGGTAATGGTGAAGGCTTGTGCAGTCATGGTTTGTTTCTCCTGGGGTTGCGGTTGTGATTGGGTTACGGGCTGGTCATCCTTAGCCCACTCGTTGAGTACGTTGCTCAACGCTGTTTGAAGGTCAGGCATGGCTCTCTCCTTTACGCTCTATGTGTTTGGCCAGGAGCCAGCGGTCCCCGAGCACGCGCACAGAGCGCACCCACTTAAGCTGGTTGGCACGGTTGATCTCACGCGGCATATAGGCCACGTTCCACAGCTTGCGCACGTGGCGCAGCATTCGTACATTCATTCGCTTTCTCCTTTTTGTGAATGGTGCCTGACAACCCGAAGGTTGTCAAGCGTTGGACATTATTACACTTCTGCGTACGCAGCGTCAAACAGACTCGCAAGCACGGAGCCTGCACCGTAGGTGCGCAAGATGTTCAGGTGATCTCTGAGCACCTCGGCGTCGCGCAGCTTTCTGTTGCTGACGTAGCGCCGCGCAAGCTCGGGCTCCTCGGGGTACACGGACTCGCAGATCAGCTCGGCAAGGTAGCCAGGGTAGCCAGCCAGCGCGTCTTGGATCGCCTCCTCAACGTCGTCCTCCTCGGTCCACGCATCGAGATATTCCCCACGCACAAGAGACATGACACTGGTCGTCCGAGGGTCAGGCGTGTCCGTGTAGTAGTCATCCCACCAACCACCGCGCACACTCTCCACAGCCAGCGGGTCACGGGAGGTGGGCAGCTTGTCCCATGCGATCTGCACCACGCGGTCAGCCAGCGCCATGAAGTGGTAGATGTCGAGCGACTCCCTATCGGAGTGCTCGTGGTCATAGCCTACGCTGATGTTGGTGCACTCAGGGATGATGTCGGTGAACTCGGCAGTGTCGGTGTACACCCCGGTGTTGTCGGGCAGGTACATAAGCCGGTCGTCCACGTTGAACGCGTCAGCAAGCGACTGCGCAAACTCATCGGAGCAGCAGCGGCCATAGCCCTGGTGGGTGATGACACTGTCGATACCCCGACGGTCGAACGCGATGGCACGGTCGAACTGCTTGAGCAGGTCTGCGTGATCCTTGGCCAAGTGCTTGGCACCGATGCCACCACACTCCTCACCTTGCGTAAAGACATAGTACCCGGGCACGCTGCTGTGCAGCAGGTGCATGAGCATGGCACAGCCAGCGCCGTCGTCAGCGCCCAGGGGTGCGCCCTTGGCGTACCACGTACCGTGCGCCTTGATGAACTTGTTGGGGCCATCGTCACGATGCACAGTGTCAACGTGTGCGACGAAGAGTGTGCGGTTGTGTGTGCCAAGGCGTGCGTCAATATGCACGTTGCCAGCGTCGTCGATGGTCAGGTCAAGATGGCGTGGGATGTTGGCACACAGCCAGCCTGTGAACAGAGTCGCATTTTCTCCTCCGTGAGGTCTTTTCAAAGACAGCGCACGGCACAGGGTCTTGTAGAGCATGGATGTTTTGCGCATGGGAATTACTCCTTGTCAGTTGTTTCGGTTTCAGGTGCGTTGTCAGGGTGGTACTTCTCGCCGTCTACGAGCACATAGTCGGTGCTGTCTGAGTAGTACTTGCTGGACGCATAGCACATCCATGCGTCGTCGCA